CACCTGTTGTATTTAGTATTAAAGCGTCTCTACCAACTGCTGTGTTAAAACTTGCTGTTGTATTGGAGAATAAAGCACCATACCCTAATGCTGTATTACTAGCACCTGTTGTATTAGTAACAAAACTTTCAGCACCAACTGAAGTGTTTTGAGACCCTGTAGTATTTCCTGTTGTAGAATTATAACCAACTGCTGTATTTTCAGTTGATGTGGTATTTGCATCTAAAGATAGAGAACCAACAGCAGTATTTTTAGCACCTGTTGTATTTGCTGCCAAAGCTGATTGACCTACCGCTACATTGTTACTTGCGGTTGTGTTTGCTAATAAAGCTGAACTACCAACTGCAACATTTGTAGCACCTGTTGAGTTCGCTTTTAGTGCTTGGTGTCCTATGGCTGTATTATTATCTGCTGTCGTATTGCTTTCTAAAGCAGCTCTACCCATAGCAACATTGTTACCGCCTGTAGTGTTAGTAAATAAAGATGTTTCGCCGAAAGCATTGTTATTGGAGCCAGTAGTAACTTTAGCTAGTGCTTGAACACCAACACCTGTATTTTGGTCGCCACTTGTTAAATCATCAAATACTTCAAAACCTAATCCTGTGTTGTTATTAGCACCATCAAGTGTACCTGTACCTGCATCTTGACTGATAAGTATGCTGTTTGAAAAGTTGGTTATATTAGAAGATATACCTACGCCATTTATAGCACCTACATTTAAACTAGCAAAAGCGTCAACTATTGCTGCTCCTGAACCTGCTCCATCAGAATAAACTGCTTTTACATCTCCTGCTGGTATAGTTACATTAGCACCACTACCTTGCGAAATAATTATATTTTGTGAACCGCTAGTGCCGTTTTCTATAAACCAAAGTTTAGATACTGTGTTTGGACCTAGTGTAATAGTACAAGCTGAATCAAGTGCACCTGTGTATTTTAAATAAATACTTCTTCCTTCGTCTGTTGCTCCGTCTGCTATTGTTGTTGTATGTGTGTCTGCATTTGTAGTAATAGCTTCTGTGCCAAAGCTAAATGCTTCAGCAATAAGTTCAAGATTAGTATTGGTGCTATCGCCCCATGTGCCTGACTCATCACCAGTTGCTATTTCTTTTAACCTTAAATCGTTTGTATATGCTGCCATATTTTATTCCTATGTTAAGCTACCTCTTCCCATTCTGGGTTTTGGGTAGTAGTTATATTACTATAATTTGGTATTTGTGTTGTAGATATACTACTATAATTAGGAGTTTGACTATCGTTTATTAAACTCCAAATATTTACTGTTTGTATTTCTCCTGTAGCACTTACACCTGTTGGTAATGCAATAGCTTTTGCTATTGTAGTTACAGAACCTAAACTTGTTGTTCCTGATAATCCAGTAACTGATATTATGTTTACACCTATAGTAGTTACTGTTCCTAATTCGCTAGTTGCAGATAAACCTGTTGGAGATACTGTAGCTCCTGCAGAAACTGATTCATCACCAAGAGTTCCTACTGAAGCAGAACCAGATACACCTGTTACGGCTGCACCTGCTGTTATAGCATTACCCAGTGCTGATGTACCTACATTACCTGATGCTGAAATATTCGCTGCAGCTACTACAGTTTCATCACCTAATTCAGATGTTACTGCATTACCTGTAACAGATATATTAGCTGCACCAGTAACAGTTTCGCTACCAAGAGATGATGTTGCACTAACTCCAGTTATACTAACTAAAGCTTTTGCTATTACTGTTTCGTTTCCTAAAGCAGTAGTTCCTGCATTACCTGTAACAGATACTAAAGCTTTAGCTACTACAGTTTCATTACCAAGTGCTGATGTTGCACTAAGTCCTGTTACTGATACGGATACAGAGATTCCTCCCCATACATCAGAGCCCCATGTACCACGCCCCCAACCTACGGACATTTATTTAAGCTATTCTTATAATAGCGTTTGATGCATCTGCTGTTGGAAATTGAATAGTAAAATCTCCTGCTGTTGATGTTTTATCTCCACCAAAAGCAAGAACACAAACAGCAGGGTCTCCTGATGCACTATCATTAAATATTAATGCTCCATTAGCAGTTATAGTAGCTGTACTAAATGTTAAATCAGCAAAGTCTGTTAGTGCAGTTGTGCCTGAAGTAGTTGGTGTAACATTAGTTAATGCTCCACCTTTTGCTGTATAACCTGTTCCACTAACTTCATTAGAAGTTGTATATGCAGTTGTACTTGCACCTAAAGAAGCACTACTTGTATAAAGTGCTAAATTAAATGTATTACCGCTTGAATTAGTAAAATTGTGTGTAGCTGTCATTAATTCTTTTTTAAATGAAGTACACATAGCTTGTGAAATTGCCATTAAAGTCTCCTTATAATATCAGCCATATCTTTATGACCTTGTTTTTGTAATAACCCTGCTACAGTAGCTCTATCACTAGCTATAGCTTGTTTCATATATAATAAAACAACTTGTGTCATATTATCTTTAAATGCTTCTGCCTGTGCTTTAACCATAGGGTCTGCATTATCACTAATACTAATAAGTCTATCTATTATTCTTTCAGTCCAATATTCAGGACTTAAACCTTTATTGTTAGTAGTTTTAACTGCTATATCACCTATAGTTGTTTGAACATCTACACTAAACATTATGTTCTCTCCACTCTTACAACATCATCTCTATAAGTGTCTACAGTATTATATCCTTCACCTAAAACTTTTAATCTTGATATTGACTCTAAATATCTTTTTTCATATTGATTCATTAAATCCATATCTCCTTTCATATACATATATCCTTCTATTAAAGAACCATATAGTAAAGCATTTCTAGCATTTGTAGATAACCATGTTGTTCCACTATCAGCACCTGCTGTTATAGAGTCTGGTCTATAAAAATAGTGCAACTCTGCTGTAAAATTTGCATTAGGTGTAGGTCCAACTATAAAAGTAGTATCATCAAATAAAGCATAATGTTTAGGTATTCCTGTAGTTGATGCGTTTGGATAAGCTTCTCTTATAAAGTTTACATCTTTAAATAATAAAAAAGATTGTTCATCTGAATTAGTTATAGACAAAGAAAAATTATCTAAAAAATCTGTAGGTGTAGCTAAATATTTATTACCTGATGTTATAGTACCTTCTACATTTTTTCTAAAATTAGGTAGTCTTACAGTTTTTAATATTCTTTCTTCTGCTTGTTTAATTACATTATTTATATTAGAAACAAAACTTGTTTCTGTATTTTGTAAATAATCTTGTATTAAACTTTTTAACTCTGAAAATGTCATTATTATTTTCTCTTGGTATTTCTTTTAATAGATTTTTTTCTTTTTGGTGCCTTTACTATACTTAATCTTTTTTGGTCTTTATTAATTTTTTCAAGTTTTTTAGCTTGTGCAGCATGTAGCTTACTTGCTTTTTTTAAACCTTTTATTATTTCATTTAAGTCTTTTGTATAATGAGCCATATTATTATCCTGTTGTTATTGTTACTTTACCTATTGCACCACGCATTATTAATCCAGTTCCAGTTACAGGGTCAAAACCAAACAACTCTCTTGAATCTGCTTCACCAGTATCAACTCTTGCATCATATAAAGTTTGCGGGTCTATAGTTGATATAAGGTTTACATCTAGTTGTGGTTGGTCTGGGTCATAACAGGTATGACAAACTCTTAAACCATTTCTAACTTTATTTTCTGTTTCGTATTTAAGTTCATATAACTTATAAGTAAAACCACATCTATCACAAATACCTAAAGCTTTTTTTCCTGCTGCGTATGCCATAATTAAATGTGATTATTAAATGGAACAAATCTTACTGAAGCTCTTTCTCTATCTGCATCACTAACATCATTCCATAATTCTTCATACTTTTGTTTTATCATAGGTACTTTTTGTAAAGCATCATTATTTTTACAAGCAATATTATATGCCAAACCATAAGTCATACATGGTAAATATCTTGTTGGTACAGCTGTATTATTACTAGCGACATTTCCTGTATCTTCTATTTTTTTTACATAAAAATATACTAATGTATATGTTTCATTACCATCTGGAGATGACCATAATTTAACTGTAGGTGTGCTAATATTTCTATCAAAGTAAAATAAACTAGGTTTACCTTTATTTAATTTATTAGCTATATGTGCGTATTCACTTACAGATATTCTTCTAAGTGTTTGGTCAACTTGTTTGTTTACATCACTAGCATCTGTTCTTATAAAAGCTTCTATTATATCTAACACATTGCTATCTAATGTGTAATCTGATGTGCCTTCTGTTAATGTTTGTGTAGCTTCTTCTACACTAAAAAGATTAAGACCTCTATTTTGCCATTCAAGAAATAATAAATCTAAAGCTCTTCTAGCTGTTTTATATTCATAGCCTGAACGCAATTCAAGACCGCATAACTCGTATGCTTCTTCAATAATATCACTTAAATCTAAATTAAATGTTGTTGTTCCGCTTGTAGCCATTATCTATACCTTGCTGTTTTTTTTGCTATTTTTTTAGGTTGTTTTACAAATTGTTTACCTTTTTTAGCACCTGCTGCTTTGGCTCTATTTGTTGCTCTTTTTTCTGCTGCACTTAATGATTTCCATGCTTTATCAGGCAAATATCTTTTTTTTCCTTTGCTTGGTTTTCCATCTGAAGTTCGCCATTTTTGTTTACCCCAGTCTTTTAAAGACCTTTGTGATTTTTTTAATGGCATTAATCTTCCTCTTCAAAACCTTCGCTATATAAATTATTAAATGTTATTTCAGGACTTAAATAACTTTCATGTGCTTCTGCTGAATGTAAATATTGTGATGGTGCAAAATCTGGTGGTCCTTCTCCTGTTATCCATAATGCAGGACTTGTAGCTCTTACTCTGTTATTAGGCAATGCAACAAAATTTCCCTTCCATTTACAATCTTCTGTTATATACAAAACATGAGACTGTTTATGTTGTGCAGGACAATCTGCTATTGAGTTACCTGTGTAATCTACAGTAAACATATATTTAGCACGATAAAAACCATTATCAATTTTTGCTATCCAAGGACTAGAGCTTACCCTGTCAATTACTACAACAGAATGATTTCTTGCTTCACAATCCCAAGGTTGTGCTAAATGGTCTTCCATTGGTTCTCCCCATTCTTCAGAAGGTATGTCTGCTACTAAAGCTTGTATTGGCATACGAGCCCACATAGCTCCACCATGCACATCTTCATCATCATCACAACCTGTAAATACAACTTGAAATGATAAGGACCTATCAGGTATTGTATTTACTGCCATAGCTATAGCATGTAAATATTCTCCATGATATTTTTCGTGATTTGCTGTAAATTCTTTTCTTACCCAGCATTTAAAGTAAGGTATATTACTTATAAGATAGGGCATTTATTTATATCCTCCACCAGCTTTTTTATAAGCTTTAGCCATCATTTGTGCTTTACGAGCAGACCATTGTCCGGGTTTTCCACCTTTACCACCTGCTTTAATTCTATTAAATATTCTTTTACGGAGTCCGGGTTTAGTATAATTACCAGCTTCATTTACTCTGCTTTTAGTTTTACCACCTTTTTTTAGTTCTATAGACTCTAAAATTTTAGCTTGACCAGCATGTGTTTTACTTGCTTTTTTTAAACCTTTTATAACTTTATTTAATTTTAATGCTCTACTCATTATTTTTTCCTATGTGCTTTTCTTATTGCTTCTTTACCTTTTTTAAATATACCTGCTACTTGTTTTTTACCCATAACTTTTGCTCTTTGTTCGCCTACAGTTAATATTTGTATTTTACGAGCATAAGGTTTTTTTATTCTTTTTACTTTTGCAACTGTTGCTCTAGCATCTGTAGGAGTTGCAAACTTAATACTTACTGTATCTTTTGGATTTTCGTCAGTATATAACCTACGACCAGAACCTTTAGGTTTTTTACCTGTTCCTACTTTTGGGTCTCTTTTGCTTCGCATTTTTTAAAACTTTATTTTTTTTTGATGCTGGTGCTTTTAAAATACTTTGTTTAAAAACAGTTCTCGACATTACCATTTTACTCTATTTGCCCAGTATGCTGCTGACATTTTACCTTTTCTTATGTTTTTTCTATGTCTAGCTTTAAAAGATTTTCTTTTCATTTTAGTTTTACGAGACTCTCCAGCTTTAGGTTTACCTGCAGTCTTTGCACCTTGTTGTCCAAATCTAAT